TACTGGTTTTGATTTAACCATGCAAGAAAATGCTCCATCAGTTACGGGAGATGCAAATATAACTTTAACTGGAAATGCATTAACTTCAACTCTTGGAACAGCAGTTTTAGATGCAAACAGTTTGATTGATATAACCGGTCAAGCAATGACGATGCAAGAAGGCACAGCTACTGCACCTGATGCTAGTGCCGAAATTACAGGAATTGCTATGACAATGTCTTTAGGTAGTACTAAAAATGTTGTTTGGACAGAAATAAGTACAGGAACAACAGTTCCATGGAAAAATGTTGCTTGATTTAGGATGAAAACACAAATATAATAAAATACTAAGGAATCTAAAATATGGCTAATACTACATCAGCAAGTTTAAAATTAACGGTTCAGCAAACTGGAGAAAATTCAGGAACCTGGGGTCAATTTACTAATACTAACTTATTAATTTTAGAGCAAGCGATTGGTGGATACACTGGAGTAGCTTTAAATGCTACAACAGGAGCAACCTTAACTTTTTCCAATGGTGTTTTATCTAATGGTAAAGATCAAGTTATAAAATTAACAGGGACTATTACATCTAATGTAAACGTAGTTATACCTGACGGAGTGGAAAAAACATATTTAATCGAAAATGCAACAATTGGTGCTTTTACTGTAACTGTTAAAACTTCTTCAGGTTCTGGAGTAACTTGGGCTACTACAGATAAAGGTAAAAAAATGGTTTATTCTGATGGAACAAATATTGTCGACACAGCGTTTACAGAAGTTTCTTCTGATATTTCTCCTGCATTAGGTGGTAATCTAGATTTAAATTCAAATAATATTACAGGCACAGGAAATATTGATACTACAGGGAACATCGACATTACAGGAACATTAATAGCAGACAATGATGTACAAGCTGATTCAATAGGAGTAGGAACCGCACCATCTGGAACTACAGGGGAAATTAGAGCAACTAATGATGTAACTGCTTTTTATTCTTCAGACGTTTCATTAAAAGAAAATATTATAAATATACCTGATCCAATAGAGTCTTTAAAAAAATTAAATGGTGTATTATTTGATTGGAAAAAAGAATATATAGATCAAAGAGGTGGTGAAGATGGCTACTTCGTTAGAAAAAAAGATGTTGGAGTCATTGCTCAAGAAGTTGAAAAAGTTTTACCAGAAGCAGTTGCACAAAGACCCGATGGTATTAAAGCTGTAAAATATGATAGACTAACATGTTTATTAATAGAAGCTGTTAAAGTATTAACAGATAAAGTAGAAAAATTAAGTAAGGAAAAATAAGATGGCTGTACCTAGTACAAACGTTGGATTAACAGACATTCAAACAGAGTTTGGTGGGTCTAACCCTATTTCACTTTCTGAATATTATTCAGGAGGACCGTTAGTTCCTGCAGCTTCACCTGCACCTAATGGACCTATCCCAAGTTCAGGACAAATTTCTATTGGTCAATTTAGAGGAGCGCAAGCCGTTGTTACAGTTGATTACATGATTGTAGCAGGTGGCGGAGGAGGAGCAGGACATGCTTCGTCATCTTCTTTTAGTTGTGGAGGCGGAGGAGCTGGAGGTTATAGAGCCTCTGGTTTTGGACCAGCACCTCTTCAAGGAACAGCTATTAATGCAACCAAAGGAGTAGCTCATGATGTTGTAGTAGGAGCAGGAGGAGATGGTCGAGACACTCCAGATGGCCCTGCACCAGGAAGTGGTGATAGTGGAAATGATTCTTCATTTGCAGCGCCACAACCTTTTGGAATTACAGCAGCAGGCGGTGGCGGTGGATCCGTAGGAAACCAAACAGATGGAGTAGCTGGAGGTTCTGGTGGAGGTGCTTCAGCAACATCTTCTACTCCTAGAAGTGTTGGAGGTCTTGGTAACACACCACCAACAAGTCCGCCTCAAGGAAACAATGGCGGAACAGGACCAAATTTTCCATCTAGAGGTTCCGCTGGTGGTGGTGGAGCTGGAGCTGTTGGAACAAATAATCCAAGCGGAAATGATGGATCTCCAGGAGGAGCTGGAGTACCCAATGCAATTTCAGGAACTGCAGTTAATTACGCTGGCGGTGGAGGCGGAGGCGGTTGGGATAATGCACCCGCAGGAACTGGTGGAATTGGCGGAGGTGGAAATGGTGGAAGATACGGTAATGGAAATCCAGGAACAGTTAACACTGGTGGAGGCGGTGGAGGCTGCGGGCCTATCAACGTAGTTGGTGGTGGAGCAGCACATGCAGGTGGAAATGGTGGCTCTGGTATTGTTATTATTAGATCCCCATCAGGTGCACCTATGTCCGTTACACCAGGTACCAATACAACTAGTACAGATGGTGGAGCTACCATTGCAACATTTACCGTTACAGGAACTTTAACTATTAATTAATATTATGGCACATTTTGCAGAATTAGAATCAAAAACAGATCCAACAGGTTTTACATCTGATACACATCTTATTGTAAAAAGAGTTATTGTAGTAGGTAATGATGTAGAAACTTCTAATGGGCCTTTAGGTGAAAATGATATGCATGTAGATGGAGAAACATGGTGTACAAATTTTTTTAAAGGTGGCATATGGAAACAAACTTCTTATAATAATAATTTTAGAAAACAATATGCTGGTAAGGGTTTTAGATACGATGAAGCTAAAAATAAATTTATTGCTCCACAACCTTATGCCTCATGGTCACTAAATTCTAATGACGACTGGCAAGCTCCCGTAGCTAACCCAACAGTAATTACTTATGGGGATAACACTCCATATAATAGTATTGATTGGGATGAACCAAATTTAAGATGGGTAGCTTATGATGATCAAAATAATCAATTTGTTTGGAATCCAGAATCATCTTCTTGGATAGCTACAGGTAATTAATATTTCATAAACTTGTATATTTTTTATAATTGTATATACATACGACTAAGAAATTATGATTTTACAAAATTATTATTATTATTTTAAATCAGCATTAAGTGAACGTTTTTGTGATGAAGTTATTAAATATGGTAATCAACAACAAGAACAAATTGCTTTAACAGGGACTCAACAATCTAAAGATAGTAAAAAGAAAAAGTTAAATAAAAAAGAATTAAATGATTTAAAACAAAAAAGAAATTCTAATATTGTATGGATGAGTGATAGATGGATTTATAAAGAAATACAACCCTATGTTAGTTTAGCAAATCAAGGAGCAGGTTGGAATTTTGATTGGAATTTTTCAGAATCTTGTCAATTTACAAAATATAAATTACATCAATTTTATGATTGGCATTCTGATAGTTGGGAACATCCTTACAATAATCCTGAAGATCCAAATACGCATGGCAAAATTAGAAAACTATCTGTAACTTGTTCTTTGTCAGATCCTAAAGATTATAAAGGTGGAGAGTTAGAATTTCAATTTAGAAACAAAGATGATGCTACGATAAAACAAAAATGCACTGAAATACTTCCTCGAGGTTCTATTGTAGTATTTCCATCATTTGTGTGGCATAGAGTTAAACCCGTAACAAAAGGAACTAGATATTCTTTAGTCGTTTGGAATTTAGGATATCCGTTTAGATAGGAGATACAATGAGTTTTAAAAAAAATGGTTATGTAGTAATAAAAAAAGCAATAGATCCAAATATTGCAGATTTTGTTTATAAATATTTTTTATTAAAAAGAAAAGTTGCAAGAACTTTATTTGATACAAGATATATATCCCCTTTTACAGATTACTGGGGTGTATGGAATGATACGCAAGTTCCAGAAACTTACTCCCATTATGGTGATGTTGCAATGGATACATTACTTACAGAAGTAAAACCTATCATGCAAAAAGAAACAGGTTTGGAATTAATTGAAACATATGCGTACGCTAGAATTTATAAAAAAGGAGATATTCTACATAGACATAAAGATCGATTTAGCTGTGAAATATCTACAACGATGAATCTTGGTGGAGATGATTGGCCAATTTACATTGCTACTAAAGAATCAGATGGCACTTTTGCTAAAGATGAATCCTATCAAGCATCTAAAACAAAAGGAATTAAAGTAAAATTACATCCAGGAGATATGTTGGTTTACAGAGGTAATATATTAGAGCATTGGAGAGAAGCATTTAAAGGTGAAAATTGTGGTCAAGTATTTTTACATTATAATAATAAAAAAACTAAAGGTTCTGAAGACAATAAATTTGATAGAAGACCTCATCTTGGACTACCATCTTGGTTTAAAGGTCAAAAAATTTAATTAGTATAGTGTCTATATTAACAAGATTTGTTAATACTTGTTTAGAAGATGTAATTTATCCAAAACAACCTAAATTTTGGCACGTTCAAGGAAGACTTAAAAATAAATCTAATCAAATTTTTAAATTTGATGTTAGAGGTATGGCTAGAATACCAGATAATAAGTTAGGTAAATCTGGTAGCACAGGGTCTAATGCAGATAAAATGGTGTTTGAAACAACTAAGAATTGGGTAATATTTGATATTGAAGAAATAAATAAGTATGTAAAAAAACATAATACTAAAGTCTTATTGTTTGAAGACTTGTTAGATAAGTTAGATTGGAATATAATAATAGCAAAATAATTAAAATAAATATATAGTCCGCTATTTATGCTGCAAAAACTTAATTTTAAACCAGGATTTAATAAACAAGTTACAGATTCAGGAGCTGAGTCTCAATGGGTTGATGGTGATTTTGTTAGGTTTAGATATGG